GCGGTAGTCAATAAGTTGCTACCCGACCCTGAGGGTGGGATCGAATGGAAAAAGGTCGGCTAACATCTGCCTGCTTTGAGATGGCCCTTGGTCCGTGGGACTGGGGGCTTGTGCCATCTGGGGCCCAGCAGGAGCAGGCATTGGCGCTTCACCAGTTGGCAGTCCACGAGTCGGAGGGGCAGGTCGCTTGACGCTTGTAACCGGCACCACCATTTCCTCTTCAACAGCAGGTGCCTCATCTTGAAACGCTTCTTGAGCACTCTCTCGAGCGGCTTGGAAAGCGGACATTATAAATGTCTGAGCCTCAGTCGCAGGAAGATTAACTGCCTTCAAGAAACGCTTGAATGGAGCACTGTTTGCTAGGGCGTCTGCTGCTTGAACTTCTTGAGCGGTTCCCGCCTTTTTGATCGCGTTAAGAAAAACAGGGCTTCCCATCAAAGTGTCCAGCGCCTTGGTGGATTCCTTTTTTGTCATCGATCTTGTAGCAGCAGAAGCTATTGCCATGGAAAGAGCATATCCGTTTGGAATACCTGCGTAAGTGGCTCCTGCTTCAACAGGTAAACCTACAGCAGAACGCTTGGCTGTTTCCCATAGCTTGTTAAGAAAACTGTCGGCCTCAGTTAGCCCCTCAAGCGCGCCTCGAGGTCTGCCTGTTCTTATCTTTTCATCTAACGAAAGTTTTATGTTCTTAGAGATTGTATACAGGTCACGAAAAGTCTTTCTCGCCTCTGGCCCAAGTGTTCTATCTAAAACAGCCTTGGCCTCCCTGTTTCTCAACAGGCCTTCATACCACTTTGAGTAGCTATTGAAATTTAATTCACCGTATTTAAAAGCATTTCCAAAGCTATTCACTACAGAGGAGACAGCGACTCTTCGACGCAGGTTTTCCGGCAGCTTATTCATGAGACTAATAAACTTACTGGAGTCTCCTCTTCCCATAGCCTCAATAGCGGACTTAATTCGAGGAACCAATGAGTTTCCTAAGTCCTTACTGAAAAGCGACATCACGTCGTCTTCTGTAGCAATCAACAATTTAGTAGCATCTTTTGCGGCCTTGAACGCGGCTTCAGCGCCAGACTCAAGTGCTATTGCTTCCGAATCTCGTGACATGACTTTATATAATTCTTTGGCTACGCCCTGATCAGTCTTGTCGCCGTATGCTCCTCTTCCTTTTGTCGCCGCCCCTACCTGCTTTCGCCAATCATCTATCAACGTATAAGTCGGGTTTTGCTGTCCGACAACAACTTTTTTCCCTCCTTCTTTACCCATGATGTCTCTGGGCCGAAGTTTGTCATACACAGCTTTTTCCAAGGGAAATAAGTCGTCAGGGTTGCCCCCTACTTTAGCTATTCGCTCCTCAAGGTATGCAAGAGTATTGCTTGGGCTAAATCGGTTTGCTTCTCCGATCTTACTCCTTAGGCTATCCCATAACTTATTTTCGAGAGGCTGGAGTTTGTTGTTTATGAGGTTTCTCAAGTTGCGAAAGACTTGTCCGCTAATTCGACTCAGGTCCGTTGATCCCCCAAGCTCATTAATTAAATCAAGAGCACGTTGCCCCACAGTCTGAAGTCCTTCTACTTCTTGAGCGGCTCTTTGGCCTCCGGCACCAGATTTAGCCGCCTGAGATATTTCACGAAAGACCTGATCCGTGCTTAGGTGGTCAGGTTGCAAATGCTCCTCTATGCCCAGCCTACGGGCAGCCTCCAGAACTTTTTCATCTGGAGTACCTAATCGAGCAAGCTCTTGTTGGGCAGTCTTGCTTCCCTCCGCCGCTCTTCTGGCTAAATCTACCAGCTCTTCATCTGTATACACTGGGACATCGACAGCGTTGGCAGGAGGGACTTTTTTGTTAAAAAGACGCCCTAGTGTGGTGGCGTAACCTGCTTTCAGTGCGTTTGTAAAGGCTAAAAAGACAGGTCCCGCTGCGGTTGCTGCTGCAACGTCAGGCAAGTCGAACTCGCCTCCAGCCATTTCTTGCAGGCCTTCGTAAGTTGCCTGTGTAGCACCGCCCGCTGCTGCTGATCCTGCATAGCCTCTGCCCCTAAGCACAGAAAACAGAGCGGCTCCGCTTAAAAAGCGTGGGATATCGCTGGCCTCAAAACCGGGCGCGATAATGTACTCTCTATCATTTACTGCGGAACGCAGGATAGGGTTTTCTGCTGAATCATAACGAACCGAGACCTCAGGGAAATTAGTGCTGATTACATCAGCCATTTCCTTTTGATCACCCATGACTGTGCCAAAAGCCGTTTTGAACAGAGGCATTGAAAAGGCAAACTGTAGCTCCGGCATCTCATTCATTCTAGGGAGCGCCTCTACTTCAGGCGTCTGTCTAGCAGAACCCGTAAACGCTTCTTGAATGCCTCCTACAAAACCGAGCTCCTGCGTTGGATCGGCCTGAACAGGCTCCAGACTCGGTACATCCGCAGCACTTTCTACCGCACGTAAGCGGTCATATTCCTCCACCATGAGATTAAAGTCAGCTTGCTCTTGTTCGTTACTGCTGTCTTTATATGAGGAATGTTCTAGCAGCCAACCACCTACTTCATCGGCGGTGACGGGCTGAGATGTTGTTTGCTGTTCTGTGGTTTCTGTTCCGTTGGCCATGTATCACCCTCTTCCGAGAAGCTCGTCTACCCTAGCAGATACGTCGCTGCCCGGCCCGTCTTTGAAATCTGCTACGTTTGGAACTGTAGGAACAGTTATTTGATTAGAAGGGATCATTCCTCTAGTCGCCTCAAGAAACGCATCAGCTCGACCACTTTCAAGTACACCGTTCCACTTATTAATGTTTTTAACGGCTGCTTTACGTCTAATTGCTGCCATTCTAAGCAGAGTGTCTTTGTTAAGTGTTCTCCGACCCGCTATGACATCTCTTAGGAACTCTCTTTCTGCTGGAGTATCTAAGCCTCTTGCACCTACTCCCAGATCAGAAATAGCACCAAATACCTCCTTACCCAGCATAGAATCTAGGAGCTCGTTATTACTAATTCTCTCAAACAATGTAGGATCGTTTTGGAACAGGCTTCTGGCTCGATTAATACCTTGTTTAAGCTCGGCTCCAAATCCCGTATCAAGTTTATCTTCAGGGGTGTTTTCAAGGAAGCTAATGGTTTCATCGATTGTTTGAATATCTTTAACCGCATCTTCTGCTGCATTAAAGTCGCCTTGTAATCGCTCAACTGCACCAGTAATACCCACTCTCTCCAGAGTGTTTTCTCCCATGTCCACTAAAGGAGCGGGGGGTCTTCCTCCGGCAATTTCTGGCTCGTTTGTCTTCTCGTTGATCACCCAAGGCAGGTCTCTTTGGTCCTGCGGAATGCCAAAATCATCCATTTCTTGTGTTGTCATTGGGCGCACATTTTCCTGTTTTGCAATCTCAGCCAGAAGATCAGCACGAGCTTGTCTTCTCTCTGCGCCAAGCTCTTGAGCGTAGCTTCTTTCAGATTGAGCCTGCTGCAACGCAGAAAGTCTCGCCTGCACTTCACCTTTTCTGGCTTCCGCTGCGCGGGCTCCTATCTGAGAAGGCAACTGACTGGCTGCTCCAGCCAGACGAGAAGCAAAAGAGCCCGTTAAGGGCTGGCCGCTAGGTCCTACGTTTCCAGCAAAATTCAGTGCTGCTTGAGCAATGTCAAACATCATTTGACCACGAGCAGTCTCTTTGTCTCCTGTGCCCAACAACTCGGCATATTCAGGAGTCAATTCACGTGTTCTTTCCATTAAATTAGGAAGGTCTTCTTGCACGTCAGGCGCAAGAAGCTCCATCACACGCCTCTTAGCCTCAGCTACAATTTCAGGAGGATATGCAGCATATGAGGCGTCCGCAGCCTCACCGCCATCTTGGAAGTATTTCACTTCCCCACCTTTAGCCATTGGCATAGGAGGCATTGGCCCTTGGTCCATGGGCAAAGAAGCTACGCCACCGGGCAGTGGAGCACCCGGTGGCATAGAAGCAGGCGGCATCATTGCCGCCTCTGGGGGCATTGTTGGCTGCATGCCTTCAAGGGAACCTATCCCCTGTTGCGCCAATACTGGCTGTAACAGGGCCAAGACATCATCAGGGGTCTCCGCTGCGTTATTGTATCCAACAAGATCAGCGAGCTCCTCACGGCGGGCGTCTACCGAACGATAGTCTCCCCGCAAGTTATTCATCAGGATTTCAGGAGAATCAGGTCGACGGCTCATGATTCCGGCCATGTCGCTAGAATCCCCTTCTTTGTCCTTCATCTCGTCTTCAATCTCGGACATTATCTCGTCGATATCGTCCATGAACCCAGACATGATGCCGACGTTTTCGATTTGATCGTCGTCTACCATCTGCATTTTATCTTTTTTAGCCATGGAAGCTCCTAGAGTAATCCAAGATTTTGCGCGCCTGATGCAGCGGAGAGACCTGCTACACCCAGACCGACAGCGGACTGAAGAGGACTTGCGCTGGGAGCACTTGCAGAGGTCAATGACATCTGCGTGGTTGGTGCTCCCCGATAAATATCTGAAACAAAGCCCAGCTGCTGATAAGGAGCCATGGCTTCTTGCAGCTGAGTAGCGCGAATAGCATCCAGTTGAGACTGCTCTACCTGACGCTCCAGACCACCCAGACCAGCAAGTAGCCTTGTGTCTTCCGCACCTAGCTGTTGAGTAGCTTGGCCAAGGGCACCATATTGAGTGCCAAGCGAGCCCATTTGACCGCCCAGTTGACCCAGAGTAGAGGCCTTGGAAAGATCGATTCCTGCCTGCTGCGCGGTCAGGGCACCAATTCCTTGCCCTGCCTGACCCAGTGCTTGACCAGCGGCCAGTTGGCGTCCCTGTTGCGCTTCAAATGCACCCTGAGCAGCCTGTTGAGCCTGTAAATAGTTCTGGGCGTAATCCTGCATGATTCGTTGCATCATCACGTCTTGAACACCACGTTCCGTCTCGGCGCGCTGCACTCCTTCACGAGTGCCACCAAAAGCACCTGATGCTGCCGCTTGAGCGGCAGCTTGATTTTCAGCAATGTTTGCCTGCCTACGCATTTCACGCAAAGCGTTTTGAGTGACCTGCTCTTGATAGGGATTCATAAACGCTTGGGCGGAAGCAGGATCGTAAGCCTGTGCTGAACCGAGTAAGGCACCTACGCCTTGCCCTGCTACGTCCTGTGCTGCCTGAAACTGGGGTGCAGTATCAATAGCGCCTGCTGCAAGAGCACCGCGTTGAGTCAGGTCCATACCCTGAGTAACACCCTGAGCTCCCGCCTGAATGTAAGGCTCAAAAGCACCGACACCCTGCTTGGCAAAATCAATTGCTTGCTGCTCAGTCGGAGAAAGCCCTGCTGCAACTACAGCGGGCATCACCAGAGGCTGGTTATAAAGACGTTGACCTTCTTGCAAAAGACCGAGCTTATAGGCCTCGATCTCGGGGGCCTCACGCATTATTTGCGTGGTGGTTGAAATCTCAGCCATTCTTACGACCCTCCAGTTGCTTCATTAGCGCATACATTTTTTTCGCACCTAATCTTCTTGATCCGTTGCCCATGTTTCTCACTGCTTTTGCTGTGAATACAAACTCTCCGTCACTCAGCATCGCTGGAATATCGTCTGAGGTGCCGGTTCCGGGCCCTGATATATGGCCGTTTTTACGAGGAAACTTGGTCTCCCCTTGCGGCGAGCTGCCTTTTGCTGCCTTTCTCAGTGGAGAATAGTAGCCATACTGGCTGTAACCAGCGCCCGGAGTAACGGTCCTCACTCCACCAAACTGGAGACCATAACGGCTTGGTTGTTCTGCTAGGAGTCGAGCTCCGGGGCTTACTCCAGCTGCAAAGTCTTCCCATCCTGCTGGAACACTGCCCTCTTCCTCTTTATCAAGAAGGCTCATCACGCCAAGCCCAGCAGCAGCCAAGGGGCCGTACTTGTAAAGCATTCCGCCTGAGTTTTGGGATATAAAGTCAGTCACCACGTCAGGGACCGCATTAGACCGAATTGCTTCATCTAAGGCAGCACGAGAGCCTCCGTAAAACTTGTCTGCGGCCTGCGTCAAAGCCCTTTCCTGTCCCACTGCTGCTCTGGCTTTTGGACTTAGGAAATCCTTAACTGGTTCTGTAATTCGGCTCAGAAAGCTAGGCTTTACTTCGCCTGCGGCCCCTCTACCAGCCTCATAGAACCTGAAATCTTTGGCTGTCGGTGTTAACAAATCTGCCATCGGCCCTTGGGTCGGGACAACCCCACCTTCAGCAGGTAGACTGGCCACGCCTTGAGCCGTCGGAGCAGCCGCTCTGGCTGCTGTGGCTCTGTCTACTGCGGCCTGTTGTGCAGCAGTTCTTTCGCCTGCTTGTCGGATAGTTGCACCGCCGGGAGCAGCAAAAGGATCGCCCGGCATCACCTGAGCCTGAGAAGGAGGCAGTTGAGTCCGCGTAATGCCTGCTAAGTTGTTGGGCTGGGCAGGGAAAGACTGTGCTCCAGCCTGCTGCATAGGAGTCCGTGTTATGCCAGCGGCATCGACCATTTCAGGAGCGTAGACCTTAGAAACACCCTCGGTGCCCCCTACTACGTCGCCTCTGACTGCTTCAGTTGCGGACTCGCCTACGTCAGGAAGTGCTGAATCGCCTGCGCCAGTGAAGAAGTCACGCGCTTTCTCTACCTGACCGCTGATTGTAGTTGCGCCTTGATAGCTCCCAGCCTGAAAGGCTTCTGCACCGCCTGCTACGCCACCGATTGCACCTGCGGTCAGACCACCGATTGCACCGACTTTGAGAGCATCCTTCAGATTACCGCCTGCTGCCAAGGTTGAACCTGCACCACCCACAAAGCCTGACACTGCTGCTACACCTACTGAGGACGTAACCCCAAGAAAAGATGCAGCTGCTGGACCCAAAAAGAAGCCTAGAGCAATAGAGGTGACAATCCGACCGACAGTAGAGCTGGCAAACTTCTTGACCGCGCTACCAATCTTTTTGAAGACTTTGCCAACACCCTTGAAGAGCTTTTTAAGGAAGAACTCAGGCAAGCCAGTTACAGGATTGACTGTGCCGCTACCGCCCATACGACGCAAAACCATAGCCTCACGTGGTGAAATATGGGCCAGCATCGTATCGCCATAACGACCCTGTTGAGCCATGGCCGCTGCAATAGGCTTAAGTTCAGCAATTCCGCCACGCGCAAAGTTCTGTGGCTCAGGTTGTGGAGCAGGAGAAGAAGCTCGTATCTCATCAACTGCCATGTTCAGGGCAGCAAAGAATTCTGGATCAAATACAGGAGGAAGCAGGTCCTCAGGGATATCCTGTGCCAGATACTTTTCTCTGATTTGCGGATAGTCTTGTGGGGACGCTAAGATTTCATCGACCATCTGATTAAGCGCGTCCATGGCTTCTGGAGGAAGCTCAAGACCACGTAGTTCCGCTTTAAATTCAGCAACGGCCTGAGGATCAGCTTCTGAAGCTGTATCAAGAAGGTCCTTGTTAAATTCTTGGGGCGAGACTTGCTGGCGCAGTTGCTCGAAAGCAGCCAGATTTTCTGGTGTCAGCTGATCGACTGGATTTTGTTCTTGAGGGAGTCCCATCGCTGCTCCCGACATCGCTTCTGCCATGTATTGCACCTGTCAATAGTGAAAAAGACCCACAGGGGGTCGCGCATCGGGAGATGCGAAGTTGTTACATTATCAATTGTTTCTCAATTCCTGTCCACCTCAAGGTACGACAGATAAAAGTGTACTGTGGCCACGGTTGACGTGACTTTCACGATATCGCCTTCTTCAACAACACAAGGCACCCCATTAAATACGTCTACAGTTGTATTTGAGGCTAAGGCCTTGTTTTTTAACAGATAATGAGTTGTTCCACTGCCTGAATTGTACTGAGTTACCGTAATAGAGGCATTGGAGGTATTGGCATTCGTTACACGCAGAGACCGCATTATTGCTGTAGTTGCGTCTGGTACTGTGTAAATTGTTGTCTCAGTCGCCGCACTAGGGATCAGGACATCATGTAAATATCGGTTAGCCATGCCTCACCTATGTCAGATCATAAACTTCAAAGGAGCCTATGATGTCGTTTGTGCCCGCAAATACTCGAGCGGCAAGCGTCAGTGTATCGCTTGTGCCCGCAATAGTCCTGCCTAGCTGCAATGCAAAATTGTAGTCAAAAGTGGTCCCAATACCTGAGGCGCTCTGATTTGTGCCACTTATGTATTCAACGTGAACGATAGTGCCTCCAGTAAGAGCGGAGGCAGTAACATCATAGTCAAAATTGGCAAAATCTGTTGTATTGTAGGACGCCCCAGTTAACGTGGCGTTCTTGATAATCGCAATCTCATAGTTGTCTGGATTGGTTCCACTGGGAAGAACAGGAATGCCCGCAGGCAAGATCACCGAATCTAGCCTGTCAGAGGCCAGTCTTATGGTCACCAGCGGCTCAAAACTGGTTCCGACAGAAGTATCTGTCGTCATTCTAGCCACTTGTTTTATGGCCTTTTCCTGATAACCGCCCTCAGAGATTACCGTCGAGCATATTTGCTTAAGCGTAGAGCCAGAAGCCACGGTGTCTGTAGCGGTTATCTCATAACGAATGGGCAAGATAGCCGTTGTCATGTATACCGCATCATTAACATTCGCATTGTGAAAGGTATGAGCCACAATTAGCTGACCATCAATGACAAACCCGCAACGCACTGAGCCCACGCCAAGCCACTCAAAGTCCTGCCACAGAATCTGTGATTTGGTCAGATCAAGCGTAATCCCACTGGCCCCGTTGCCGTCAAATGTGTCCCCGTTCCAACTGGACTGAGCGACCCGAGTATTGACTACAGAGCCCGTGACATCGCTTCTCATGACCATATAAACAGTGTCATCGTCCTGTTCCAGATAGACACCGTTTTCGGACCCGAAGTAGCCTACTCGTTGACGTAGGTTGGTTTTAGCCGCATCAAACACAAACGTATTCATTACCAGCAGACTTTTACCCGGCTGATACGGAAAAACCCTCAAAGTCTCTCGAATGACCTCATCACCAGAAGTCGTGGTGACCGTCAAGGACGTAGTGCTGGCATCCGCGCTATAACTGGTAGAACCACTGCCTGATGTTGAAGTATCAAAATTACCAGAGTCCTGATAACGGCTTTGGCTATCAAAAAGTGTAACGGGCTGACTGGTCCGCATGCGTCCGAACGCATCACCTGCGGGTCCAGACGGATATGTTGAAATTGGGCCAGTCAAGGTCTCGTCTCCTCTCGATTCAAACCACGTATTTGCTATGACTAGGTTTTCAGTGGTTATCGGCGTATATGTGGTGTTTAGCTGAAAAATTACCTGCTCAAGGGAGCGCACCAGCTGGTTAAACTGTTCTGGGCTGTACTCATTGGCGACAGCATTAGGCAGTCTAACATTTTGTATCTTGCTCATCTGAGACCGTCCGGCTGCACATCAACACGTAGCGTCCCGTACCTCCACCAACTGTCTACATCACTACTGGTCATTTTTAATGATATCTGCCTTCCTCTCGCACGAGTATCCACCTTTTGCGTCGTCGGATTGACCGTGTAGGGATCGAGAGAGCTGGGCGTCGCATCTGCCTGAGGATAGGGCCTCAGATAGACGTTTACTGTTACGTCACCCTGCTGATCTTTAAAATCTGGTATGAACCGACGCATCAGGACCATATTGTCGCCCTCACCGATGTCAAAGTATCCAGACTCAATAAAGGCGGAAATAGCAGTTCCATCCGCTTGGTTGTACCCATCCTCTTGGTTGTAAACCAAGGTTCTTCCGGCAGTAAGGCCATAGATTGTGTTAATGGTGCTTGCTGTGCTATCAGGAAAATATTCCGCTGCAACAGGTTTTTCATAGACACCCACATCTTGCCACGTAGTTCTTGGCAGGGTCCCTATGGACCAGACGTTTTCTAAGTAGTTGAAGCTCACACATTTATCGATAAAGTCACTTCCAAGACTACAATAAAACCACGTGATTTCGTTGAAATCAGTGTTCAAAGCAGCAAAAACCTTGGTCTTTTGAACAAGGTTTATATTGCTAAATACGTGATCTTGCACGGTGCAGGCCAACTTCTTCACCGTTCCGTCAAACACATAAAAGGCCTCTTTACCCATCCAGAAAGCTAGGCCGTTTACGTCAACCGCAGCATGCGGACCCTGACAGCCGCAGTTAGCTGCCAGTTGCTGAAAACCAAACGTATACGGGGGCCCAATGTACTGCATGCCATGCAGAGATGTGTCGGTCAGAATCAGTATCTGACCTCTGGACCTGATAGCGGTGATAATCTCTGTACCGTCCGACAACCTTTGACCACCTGCGGTATTTATCGCGCTTTCTGCAAAAGTGCCTATATTTTCCTGATCAGAGAACCGCACAAACATTGGGTCCTGCGTGGTAGAGTCTCCAACGGTTGTCTCAGTGCCAAAACACACCAGATGCCTGTCTGGGCTTGATATTAAGGCAAAAGTGCTTGCTGTAGGCGCTCCTGAAATAACTGAAGCTCTTCCTCCTACCCCGTCAGTAGTTGGGCTCCACTGATAGATCGGCCCGTTGACTAGCTGCAAAACAAGGTTTTCACCATAATTATCCAGCTGCCAAGAGCGTGAGGCTAGAGCATCTACTTCAGAGGTAGTTCTGGCGGTTCCCCACGTACCTGCTCCCCATGCGCCTGTGCCCCACCCGTAATCAAAAAACGTAACGTCTGATCCCACGTTAATTTGATAAGCACCTATTACAGAAGCGCCTCCATTGCCTGTATCACTAGCATCAGCGTTAACAGGAGCGGTAATGGTGTAGGAGCTGGAGTTAATGACCGTCGTAATCTGCCACTCAGAATTGAGGATATCTGCTGTGATCTGTCCTCCCAAGGAAACAGCGCCTGAGAAAGTAACAAAAGCACCTTCTTCGGCCCCATGACCAGTGTCTGTAACAGTAATAGTGGGAGAACCTGAAGACGCAGAAAAGGTCACGTCTCCAGCTGCGGTGGTTAGCCGTAAAGGGGTGATGTCATACCATCTATTCCCAGTGCTGACATAAACCTTTCTGTCCGTAGCAATGGCCATATATGGGGTTCCAGCTAAAGAAGCCCAAGAGAACAGGTGGCTCGCGTATCCTACTAGGTAGTCGGAGCTTTCAGTGAAATAGGTCCATCCACCTATTTTCTCGGGCAGCGTGTAACGGAAACGCACATTGTCTCCGTTAGTCCAACCACCTTCTGCGCCGTATTCGGTATTTTGCTTATCAATACCGGGCTTAAGCGTCAGTTTGAAGAAACTCATTAGGATACTCTCCGCTTCGTATCATATTGCACAAACGGTTAGCCCGTTGTCCTACCTGCCTGCTCCACCTAGAATCCATAAATTCAACGTATGCAACCTCATAATTCTTATCTTGCATTGCAGCCAAGGCCTTCACAAAGCCCTTTAGGCGAGGCAGGCCTAGATTGAAGCACATATCTATCATAGCATCACGACGAGCTTCGTTAAGGGACGAAAACCAATTAAATTGCCCCTCTAGCTCCTTCACGACCCTGTTTATGTCATTTAACAAGAGGAAATCTACTTCTTCGTCAGACAGCCCGATACCGTTTTCTGGGTCAATATTACGCCCAATACCCAGCGTCCAGTATCCTTCGGGACACTTATAGGCCACATGACGGCCATTAGTTTTGACCTCACCCTCGTGCCGCCTGAGCATTTCTAACAGTTTTTTCATTACTTTTTACCGTTTGACCCGCCGTAGAAAAAGGCCGCACAGGTGCCTAGAATGCCTGATAACTGCCCCAAAACCAGAGAAATAATAGTCTCATCGTTCTGGTCATGAGGAAGGATGGTCACAGTCATTACATAAGCGCCGTACAAAACCAACGCCAGTATGCAAAACACCTTAGGTGTAATGTCCCCAGAAAACTTGGCCCTAGCGTCCTTCCTGTCATCAACTTCTGTTTTAAAAGACTCAAGGTCTATCTCCATCTCTCGGATACGAT